CCGGTAGGTTCGAAGTTCTCCTCTGCTGTTTCAAATCCAACTCGCGCTCAACTTGAGACCGTTGGAAACTGGACGAAGGTTTACGAGACCAACAACATTGGGATCGTGCGGATTACTTCCACTTCTAACCTTGATTGAGGGAGTAATTAACCATGGCATCCATTTTTGAGGCAACAGCGGGCAAACTCATTGGCCCGACAACTGGCGGTACTGTCACCCAGGCCACTAGCAAAGCAACAGGTGTGACTCTGAACGCAGCTTCAGGTCAAATCACCCTTGACGATGCAGCCCTAGCGGCTGCTGCTGAAGTGACCTTCGTGGTTACTAACAGCGAGATCAGCGCCACTGACGTAGTGGTGGTAAATCACAGTTCTGCTGGTACTGCTGGCGCTTATCTGGCGCAAGCAACCAACATCGCTGCCGGTTCATTCAAGATCACCGTTGCGAACCTGTCTTCAGGTTCATTGGGAGAGGCAATTGTCCTTTCCTTTGTAGCTCTGAAGGGCGCAAGCTCCTGATGGGTTTATTCGCTTTCAGGCGAATGAAGGAACGCGAGGCTGCTGCGCAAGCGGTGGCCTCCGCCCCTGAAAAGCCAAAATCAAAGACTTCTGACGTGAAGCCCGATGGCAGTAACAATCAACGCAACAGCGGGCGACGCAAGCGCCAACAGCTACATAACGCTGGCTGAGGCTGACGCTTTTGTTGAGGCGATGGTTGAAAGCACTGACGCTGCCAAGTGGACGACAGGCAACGCAGATTCGCGTAATCGTGCGTTGACAGCAGCAACACAGCGGCTTGACCGCGAAAGATTTTTAGGCGCACGCGCCACCGACACACAGTCATTGCAATGGCCGCGTACTGGCGTGCGAAAGCCCGATACTTACGTCAATACTTACGCGACCGGGTTTCCGTTCCGCATTTCCGACGATTACTTCGCAGACACAGAAGTTCCTGATCAGGTCAAGCGTGCTCAGATTGAGCTTGCTGTTTACTTGAAAAACAATGTTGATGGCATCAGCCTTGGCGGCCTTGAAGATTTTAAGAACGTCAAAGTCGGCAGCCTTGACGTAACGCCTGACAAGACTGGTGCCGTTGGTGCAGATCGAATCCCGCCAATGGTTGAGCGTTACTTGACAGGGCTTAGAATTAGCGGACCAGGCAACATCGCAATCAAACGGAGCTGATCATGGGCATGGGTTATTCGCCGTCAAAGGCAACAATCATCACTGATCAAGCTGAGCACACTGGCAGGTTTTACAAGGTGGAAGCCTTGAAGAACTCAGTTATTGCCGCAATGACTTCTGAAGGCATCAAAGAAAACGGATCAGGTGCTCCGTCTGCGATTGACATTCACCATGGCGCTTGCATTGAAGGCGTGATCTTCACTTCGATTACTTTGACCTCTGGTCATGTCGTTGTTTATAGCGTCTGATGGGACTTGCTCAATCCCTTGAAAAAGTGGCCGGAACGGTCATTGCAACGTTCGGTGGTGATGTGACAGTTCGTTACGTTTCTGCTGGCACGTATGACGCCACAACGGGCGCAATTACTGAGACAACCAGCGACACCGACGTTAAAGGCGTGCTGGAGGGTGTAAGCGTTCGCGAGGTAAATGAGCTTATTCAGCAGGGTGACAAACGTTTAACGGTCGCGGCCACTGACCTGCCGTCAGCTCCTGGGACAAAAGATCGCGTTGTGATCAGCACGATTGTGCATCAAATTATTCGTGTTGAAACTACGGAGCAAGACAACACAGCGATTACTCATGAATTAATTCTGAGGGCATAACAATGGCCAGAAATATAAAAATTACTGAGGTTGGCCAACACGTAAAAGGCAAATACGAAAAGTTAATTACTGCTGCAGTAGCCGAAACTTACAAGTCACTTGTGCAAAAAAGCCCGGTAGACACTGGCCGTTTCAAACTTAGTTGGGCTGTAGGGCAAAACGATGCTTCATTTCCTGGTGAGCCTCCAGGCCAAGATTCTTATGCAGAGCCAAATTTAAATCAGCCAAGGAAAATTGGTTATCAAAAAGAACGGGCAGGCAACGTTTACAGCGTTTACAACAATTTGCCGTATGCCGAAAAGCTTGAAACTGCAAGCATTGGCAAGGGCAGCAGCGTGCAAACAAATGGCCCTGGCTGGGTAAGAGCAACAGCGAAGCGTGTTCAATCCATTATTCCTACGCTTGCGGCACAGATCGAGGCAGAATCATGACCAGCACTTACAACGACGTTCGTGCTGTTATTGAAGGGCGTATTGCCACTGAAATGGCAAGCTCGCCAGCTATCCCGGTCGTTTATGCCAACTCGTCGTTCACTCCGCCAAATACAGATAGCTGGCTTCAGGTGCAGCTTCAATTTAACGACAACGCATATTTCACCTTGCAGGCCCCAACAACAGGTTTTAACCGTCAAACAGGCATTGTTTTAATCAACATCTTTACCAAAGCAGGCGTTGGGACAGGGGCGAATTACACCATTGCTGAGCGTGTCAAAGACCTTTTTGATCGCGTTACTGTTAGCAGCGTCACCTTCGACCCTGCCTCTGGACCCTTGACAATTACGCCGTCTGCCCCTGAGAGTTATTTCCAAACTCAGGTCAGCGTAACTTTTGACGCCTACTTACAATAGGTTAGAAAGCCACTACCGCTTAACACTATGGCTACTGTTCTGTCCGGTACGTCCGGCGCTCTTTATTACAAGCCTGCTGGCACCGACAGCACGTTTAAAGCCGCAAATGTCACCAGCGGCAGCGACACGATCAACGTTGGAACGTTTTTGAACTTCAAAGTAAACGACAAAGTTTCGTTTACTACTGGCGGGGGAACCCTTCCCGGCGGTTTGGCGGCAGGAACTCCCGTTTTCGTCAAGACCTACACCGCCTCTACTGGAGCAGCAACGTTTTCTGCAACAGCAGGCGGTTCCGTACTTGCCCTGTCAAACGACGGGGCTGACGGCACCAGTGCTTTCACGATTAAGTTTTCTGAATTTCAATCAGTGGGCGACGTTCGTGAATGGTCGTTTGAGGTGACTCGCGAAGAAATTGATGTAACCACCATTGGTGGAACGCTTGGTCAAAACGCACCGTTCCGCAGCTTTGTCACTGGCTTTGCTGATGGCACCGGTTCCGCCACTGTTTACACCACTGACGACGACACAACCATTGCAAGTCGTTTGATTGAGGATGTGATTCAGCGCAAACAGGTTGGTGCGACCTTCAAGCTTTACACCGACCTTGTGTTGTCAGGAACTTCCCCAGACGACGCTACAAGCCGTTCGATTGAGTTCCAGGCTGTGTTGACCTCTGCAAGCTATGGCGTAACGCCAGACGATGCTCAGAGTGTAGAAATCTCATTCCGACCTTCTGCAGCCCCAACTTTCGACTTCGCCAAGTCCTAAGTTTGAGCAACAGATTATGTGGCCCTTGGCTTGTGCCAGGGGCTTTTTTATGTGTAAGCTGTCAACGAATAAGACTTATCTTTTGTGCCTAGTGCTCTCGATCAGCTAAAGAAAGCCGCCAACTTGCAACCAGTTAAAAAAGTTGTTGTCTTGTCTGACGGCTCAGAGTTTGTATTTTGGCGTTCTCCATTAACAATGGCGGAGCGCGAACGTGCTCAAAAAGGATCTAACGACGACACGAACGCGTTTGCATTGCAGCTTCTAATTCTTAAAGCGCAGGATGAGGATGGCAAGCGGCTTTTCCAGCTAGGCCAAGCAGCAGAACTTAAGAACGATGTTCGGGACGCTGATCTGCAATCTTTGATGCTTGCGGTTATTGAAGAGGACAGCGCGGAGGCGGTTGACCCAAAAGGCTGAAGGCTGAACTGAAAAAAGATAATTTACTGCGTCTGCAGCTAGGCGTTGCAAAGGAGCTTGGCTATAGCTTGGCAAAGCTCAATCAAGAGGTGACGTTGGAGGAGCTTTTGATCTGGTCGGCTTATTTTGACTTGTTAAACGAAGAACAAGAAGCGGCAATGAAGAAAACGAAGCGTGGGCGCTAAACTCAAAGCAATGGGTAAGTAGGCATGGCCGTTGTCTCTCGCGTAGAAATTGCTCTTGACTCAACCAAGGCCGCAGCAAATGCCAAGAATTTTGCAAAATCGATGGATGGCGTCGCTGGCGCTACTCATGGCGCTAGTGGGCGTTTAAACGACGCAAAGGGAAAATTTCTAGGTGCTGGCAAGGCTGCGGCCGCTGCTGGGGCTGGGGCAAAAGCCGCAGTGCCTGGGGTTACTGCATTAGGAACTGCATTTAAAGCGGCTTTAGGGCCTATTGCAGTTCTTACAACTGCTGCTGGCGCGTTGACTTCTGCTTTTTCTATTTTATCTAAACAAGATTTTGCAGAAGCAAAAGTCCGTTCGCTTGGGGTAGACAGTGAAGAATTAACGAAACGTTTGTCTGATGTCAGTCGTGAACTTGCTGGTCAAGCGGACGTTGTAGAGCTGACAGGTGCAGCTTATGACGTTGCATCAGCAGGTTTTACCAATGCAGCAGATGCCGCAAACATATTAAAAGCAGCAAGTTTAGGCGCAACTGGTGGTTTCTCTGACATCAATACGGTTGGCGACGCTGCAACTTCTGTCTTAAATGCTTATGGCTTAGAGGCTGACAAGGCTGGCAAATTAGTTGACGGCTTTATTCAGACTCAAAACGACGGCAAAATTGTCATTGGTCAGTATGCAGCAAACATTGCAAAGGTGGCCCCTGTTGCGGCTGCTTTAGGCGTACCGCTTGAAGAGGTCAACGCTGCTGTCGCTCAAATTACAGCAGGAGGCCAGGGGGCAGAAGTTACATTTACAGCCTTGAAAACTGCTTTTTCTGCAATTGCTGCAGGGAAAGTCGGCAAAGAATTTGAAGGGCTAGGCATTGAAATTAATGCTTCAACGTTAAAAGCTGATGGATTAGCTGGCACACTTAAGAAGATTGAAAAATCAGGGGCTGATGCTGGCACAGTCATCAAAGCCTTTGGCACAGAGGCAGGCCCGTCAATTTTGGCGTTGCTTAACAATACGGAAAAATATAATCAACTGTTAGAGAACCAAGAACAATCTCAAGGTGCTGCGGCCAAGGCAGCTTTTGAAGCCTCAGACACAATTAATGGTGCTCTCAAGCGATTGCAAACAGCGTTTACAAACATCTTTGCTGATCAATCAGAGTTAGGCATTTTGTTAAAAGGTACTTTTCAAGTTGCTGCGGTTACGGTCGAAGTCTTTGGCGCTGCGTTAAAGATATTGTTAGCCCCAATTCGTGGGGTGGTCTCAGGGGTGCAAGCGTTTTTCCAAGCACTTTCGCCCTTTAAAGAGAACATTAACCTTGCTTATGAACTAGAACAAGGATTCCAAGCAGTCATGAAAGGCGTCAGTCTGGCAGCCGATGTAATCACCGGCCTTTATTTTAAAATTAGTCAAGGGGCTGCGACTGTTATTGGGAATGTACTTACTTTGGCCAATAATATTCGTGAAGCTGTAGTTGGCGTTTTTTCTGGTTTAGCCAGCACTATAAAGCAAGTCATGGCGGGCTTGTTTGAGCAACTTCCAGCGCCAATCAAGTTTATTATTGAACAGGCAAGTAAAGGATATAAAGCAGTCAGTGGCTTTTTAGGCCAAGCAGTCTCAGGTGTCGCGAGTAAAATATCTGGAACAGTGCAGGAGCTAGCAGCGGTTGGCGGGGCTCTTAACAAGTCTGATTCTGTAACCCCTGCGGCAAACAAAATCCAACAAACCAATGGCCCTTTGGCTAGTGGAACAACTAGCAAAGACGCTGACAACGCGGCAAAAATTGCCCAAGCGTCTGCTGATCGTGTTCGGTCTTTAGAAGATCAAGCCTTTTTAGCTTCTGCTTTAACGCAAGAAGAATCAAAACAATTTCAAAGACAGATTGAAATTAGGGAACTTTTAGAGAATAAACAAGGATTGACAAAGACTCAGCTTCAAGCAGAGGTAGAGGCACTTACTAATCTGCACTCTCAAGTTGATGCAACGCAGAAAATAAAAGAGGAAAATGCGGTGCGTCTTCAGCAAGCAGAGGATTTAAAAGAAAAAGAAAAGGCACTTGCAGAGGCACAAGCCGCAGCTGCTGAAAAACTTCAAGGTATATATGACCAAATTGGGCAAAGCATTGCTAGTGGCGTTGTTGATACATTGAGCGCAGCAGTTGATCAAACTAAATCTCTTGCGGATGCTGCAGCAAACACGCTTCGCAATGTTGCGAGCATTCTTTTAAAGCTTGGGGTCAACACTGCTCTTCAAAGCACTGGGCTTGGCATATTTAGCGGTCTTGCAGGCTTTGCAAATGGAGGCCGTCCACCAGTTGGCAAGCCTTCAATCGTGGGTGAGCGCGGGCCTGAGCTATTCGTTCCAAACACTTCTGGCACAATCGTTCCAAACAACAAACTTGGCGGTGGTGGTGCGACAAACGTTGTCGTTAACGTTGATGCCAAAGGCAGTTCTGCTTCAGGTGACAGTGGTGCCGGTAAACAGCTCGGAGGGTTGATTGGAGCGGCTGTGCAGGCAGAATTGATCAAACAACAACGACCTGGAGGCTTATTGTCTAGCTAATGAGTACCTTCCCCGATTTTGATCCCGCACCAGGGATGACAAAGCAAAGTGCGCCAGCGGTGCGCTCAATTCAGTTTGGGAGTGGTTATAGCCAGCGAGCAACGTTTGGCATTAACCAGAATCCCAAGATCTATAACCTGACGTTTCGCATATCTGAGACGGAAGCCGACACGATCGAAGCATTTCTAGATGCGCGTGGTGGCGTCGAAAGTTTTAGCTACACGCCACCAGGCGAAGCATCCAGCAGTAAATTCGTTTGCCAGGAATGGACAAAGACAATTTCCTTCGTTGATCGAGCTGAAGTCATCGCTACCTTCGTTCAGGTATTTGAAACCTAATGGCTTATCGGTACGACTTACATAAATGGGAAGCTGCAAAAGCTTATGCGTTTGGCGACGTTGTCCGCGCCAACCCCAACAGAGGTAACACGCTTGCGTTTAAGTGCATTGTTGCTGGAACGACAGACACCCTTGATACTTACTCAGAGTTTGAGTACGACGAGCCTGCTTTTCCATTCAAAATTACGCAGACGTTAGTTGATGGAACGTGTACTTGGGAAGCGTTTGAGCCATTAGCAGAAGAGCTACTTCGCCTTGCCCCAACAGCAGTTATTGATCTTTATGAGATTGTTTTAACGACAGCAGTAAACGGTACTGACGCCATAATAAGGTATCACCCCGGCAAAAATGGATTAACTGAAGAGATTAAATTTGACGGCAACTCTTACCCCGCAGTACCTGTTGAAATTGATGGGTTTGAGTTTGCGTCAAATGGAACATTACCTCGTCCTAGGCTAAAAGTAGCCAACGTCAACAATGCTATTACGGCGTTAATACTCTTGTATAATCCTTTAGCGGCTAAGGTCCAAAGGATTCGCACATTTGCCAAGTTTATTGATACGGTAAACTTTAATCAGCAAGTCCCGTTTGCTCCAGAAGAAGATATTGAAGATTTTTTGGTAGCAGAAAACAATAACCGTTTGATCGCACAAACCTTTAACGATACTTCCGACCCTAATGCAAAAATGGTCGAAACTTGGTACATCGATCGTGTGTCAGCTGAAAACCCGCAATTTGTTGAATTTGAGCTAGCACCAAAGATTGACCTTGTTAATGTTGGGCTGCCCCGGAGAACGATCGAAGAGTTTTGCCCGTGGAAGTACCGAGGCGAGAGGTGCGGTTACAAAGGAAGATCTTGCTTCACTGTTAACGATTCGATCCTTTCGGATTCAGAAAAGGTGATAGTAAATGGTGTCGTTATTAACGATATTTGCGGCAAACGTGTGTCCAGTTGCCAGGCAAGATTTGGCAGGGCAGACACTCTCCCTTTCGGTGGGTTTTATGGGGCAAGACTTCAGGCTTAACGCGGTAAAGCACGCCAAAACTGTTTGCCCTGAAGAGGCTTGCGGTTTGGTTGTTAATGGACGGTACTTCCCTTGTCGCAACATCGCGCTAGACCCCAGTACAGATTTTGCAATCAATCCTG